AAATCATTTAATCCACCAGAGTTTTATACACGCAAGTGTTGGGGTGCAGTCTATGGTAAGGGTGACTTTACTGCACCACATCATCACTCACCGAATGTTTACAGTTGGTGTTTCTATCTCCGTATGCCAGAGGGTTCATCCCCATTAGTTTTTCCAGAAGCAGACTTGACGATACAACCAGAAGAATGTGACATTGTTGTATTCTCTGGTCTTGCAAAACATTTAGTTCCACCATGTGAAGTTGACAATCGAATTGTCATTGCTGGAAACATTGGAGCAAAATAGATGAGAGAACAAGAAGCTCTAAAATATCTTAAAACCGCAATAGAGTTTTATGAAAAAAGAGTACCTGGCCATGAAGGTAAAGGTGAAAAATCATTATTAGAACTCCTGATATCATTAGAAGCAATCAAAGATGATTGGTGGGAACACTATTGTGAATCAAATGGTGGTAGTCTAATGTCTTTTCAAAAAGTCAATGAATGTGATTGGTGTGGTAAAAGAAACGAAGATAGGTAATACATAAAGTATTGAAGTCACCTTATTAGCTCCTTATAAATAACTTTGTAAGGAGTCTGTGCATATGGATGATAATTATTTTATGGGATTGGACGGATTTGTCTGGTTCACTGGTGTTGTAGAAGATCGTAATGATCCTGCTAAGTTAGGTAGAGTTCGTGTACGTTGTCTAGGTTTACATACAGAAGATAGAGTTGATATACCTACGGAAGCTTTGCCGTGGGCTCATGTTATGCATCCTGTGCATGATCCATCTATGCAAGGCATGGGCAATACACCATCCTTTCTTGTAGAGGGTACTTGGGTTGTAGGTTTCTTTCGTGATGTACAGGACAAACAGCAACCTATTGTTATGGGTACTTTGCCTGGCTTTCCTCAAGTGCCTGAAGATGTTGGTGATGATACGTCTGCTGAATCTGTAAAGAATTTTCGTGAGAATGATGAGAAGGGTTTTACTGACCCCAATAAAAAATATCCGCAATATCCAAATGAAAAGTCTGGTCATAGTTTAGGTGAGAGTGATGTAAATCGTCTTGCACGAAACGATATAGACTTTAAACATAATATGTTGACAGAGAAGGAAGACTTACACGCAAACTTTGAAGCTGTTGAAACGACTCGTGGTAGAACATGGGGTGTTCCGAAGTATGCTGAAAATACAAAGTATCCATTCAACCATGTATTTGAATCTGAGTCTGGACACATAAGAGAATTTGATGATACTAAATTTGAAGAACGTATACATGAATATCACAGAACAGGAACTTACTATGAAGTCGATGGTGGTGGGAATAGAGTTGTTCATGTTGTTGGAGATAACTATGAATTAGTAGCAGGTTCAAATTACGTCAATGTAAAGGGTGAAGCAAATCTAACAGTCGAAGGTACTTGTAATACTTTAGTTAAAGAAGATTGGAACATTAAAGTAGAAGGTGATTTGAATATTGAAGTTGTAAAAGATTTTAACACTACTGTTCTAGGTGACACTACACAACTATATGAAAATAAACTTATAACTACAGCAATGGGAGCAGTATCTAGTATTTACAATACTACTTTTGATAATGTTATTGTTGGTGCTGTTACAGACACTTATGGAGCGACAATAGATCGTTCTATTACTGGAGCTGTTACAGAAAGATTTGGTTCTACAATAGATCGTTCTATAATTGGTATTGAATCAAACATATATGCACATGATGGTTCAGATAATATTCCATCACTTTCAATCGTATCCGAAGGTGGTATTAAAATTGACACAGAATTAGCATTCGATTTAAACACAGTTACCTTTGATTTGGATGCAACATCCAATATAACAATAGACAGTGGAAGTACAGTTAATATTAATCAAGGTACAAAGGGTGCTGCTCGTTTAGATGATACAGCAACTGGAACAGATACAGCTGGACTTGGTGCTGGAACAGTTAATAGTACTATTAATTCAGCTTCTTCAACTGTAAAAATTGGAAGTTCAGCTCCAACTGTCGCTGATCCAGTTACTCCTGAGTCTATTTTAAAAGTTACAGATGTAACTTTAGGAATAGAAGATGGTAAAAATGTTATAGAGGAAGAAGATGAGTTAGTAGATGCTCAAGGAACGCTTCGCACTGAAGATGCTGGTACAGGAAAATACAATCCCAATGCGGAAGGTGATTATCCATGGCCAACTCTACTGACAAGAGATGAAGATCCAATAGGCACAGCAGAAGAAGAACTTGGTGTATCTGGAAGTGGTATTACATCAGGGGAAGCTCAATCAATTATCGAAGGACGAGCTTTAGAAAAAGAAGCACCTGATCCAAATGATTCTACAGGAAAAACTTTTATTGAAGTTAGTGATCCAGATGAAAATGAAGCTTTGGAAACAGGTGATGGTGGTTTGGGTAATAATCCTATTTCTACTGGAGCATCAGAACCAAATAGAAAATATTTAAATCTTCCAAATAAAATTGAGAGTTTTGATTCTGAATTAGAAATAACTGATAAAGTTAAAGAAAGTAGAACTGATAAGTTTCTAGAAAGTGGAGAACCAAAAATTATCTGGTTACCACACACCGACTCTGGAGTCAAAAGTGAACTTATATCAATATTAGAAAATATAGCTGATGATGTTGGTTATCCCCTTACAATCACTAGTGGGTTTCGTAGTTCTAATTATAATAAAAAAGTTGGTGGTGCTAAAAAATCACAACATATGTTAGGCAATGCTGTAGACATTCGTATGAGAAATAAAACAAAAAAAGAAGTTTTAGAGTTTATTGAGATTGCTGTAGGTTATGGTATCAATGGTATCGGATTATATTTTCCAGCTCGAGGTGGTGGAACATTTATTCATTGTGATATTCGTTCAAAGAAAGCACAATGGGGCCCGAATGGAAGTTGGAGTGGACAATATAGCTGGGCAAAACCAACTTTGAAAAAATTAGGATATTATACAGGCACATAACCACAGTACAAGTCTTATAAATAAATATAAATTAGGAGTCTATGTAAATGTCAATTTATGACGCACAATTAAACAACGGATCAGATCGTAGTGTTAGGCAATATGTAGACTTAGATTTATTCTTTGGAAAAAAATCTTCTGATCGTGATGTAAGTGAAGTAACAGATATACAAGCGGTCAAAAGGTCTATTCGTAATTTAGTTTTATTGAATACTTATGAGAAACCCTTTCATCCAGAAATTGCTTCTGGTGTTAGAGATATGTTGTTTGAACTTATGACTCCAGTTACAGCAGCAATTCTTGCAAGACAAGTACAAAATGTAATTGAAAATTTTGAACCAAGAGCTAGACTTGTTGGAGTTAGATCAATTCCAAATTATGACAAAAATTCTTATGATGTGTCTGTAGAATTTTATGTTGTAAATACTCCGACAGAATTAGTTGAATTAACACTATTCTTAGAAAGATTACGATAATGGCAAAACTACAGGTAACAGAATTAGACTTTGATGACATAAAGGATAATTTAAAAATATTTCTAAAGGCTCAAACAAAATTTAAAGATTATGATTTTGAAGGTTCTGGTATGAGTATTCTTCTTGATACTCTTGCATACAATACTCACTATCTTGCTTTTAATGCAAACATGGCTGCGAATGAAATGTTCTTAGATTCAGCAGCTCTAAGATCAAGTGTAGTCTCTCATGCTAAAATGTTAGGGTATGAAGTATCTTCAGCTAGAGCTCCAGCTGCTTCAATCAATGTAATTGTTACAACAAGTACTGCAACACTGACTATGCCATCTGGAACTAAATTTTCCGCTTCCGTAGGTTCTGATAGTTATTCATTTGTTACAATATCTGATATTACTAGTGCAAATACTGGTGGAAATATTGTTTTTGCAAATACTCCTGTATATGAAGGAACTTATGTTACATCAACATACACAGTTGATACCTCTGATGCAACTCAAAGATTTATGTTAACAGACAATCGTTCAGATGTTAGTACACTCACAGTACAAGTTCAAAATTCTATTTCTGATACTGAAACAGTTTCTTTTATTAAAGCTACTGATATAACACAACTAACAGGTACAAGTGCTGTTTATTTTATACAAGAAACTGAAGCTGGAAAGTTTGAAATATATTTTGGTGATGGCATAGTTAGTAAAGCTTTAGTTGATGGTAATATCGTAACATTAAAATATGTT